CCCGATCTATCGGCAAATTTTCCCCGAAATCGGCATCCGGACTGCCTCGGTCGACCGCATCGAGGTCGAAACGGGCGGCAAGGTGTTCTTTACTGGCCGTGGCGGTTCCATCACCGGACGTGGAGCTATTGGCCTTATCATCGACGACCCGATCAAGGACCGTACTGAGGCTGATAGCCCGACTGTCCGCGAAAAGGTCTGGAAATGGTATACCCAGGTCATGCGGTCGCGTTTGGTGACGCATCGGGGCTGGATAATCATCATCCAGACTCGCTGGCACGAAGACGATCTCGTCGGTCGGCTTACCGACCGGACAAATCCGTCTTACGTCCTCACCGAAGCGAAAAAGTGGTCGATCATCGACCTGCCGGCGATCGCCAGGGACGACGATCCGATCGGCAGAAAGCGCGGCGAGGCTCTTTGGCCGGAACGTTTCCCGGTCGACCATCTCGAAGACCTCCGCGAAGCCGACCCGAGAGGGTTTCAAGCCCTCTATCAAGGCTCGCCGACGCCGGACGCCGGGAATTTCTTCCCCGGCGACTGCGTCATGACCTACACGCAAGCCGAGATGCCCCGGCGTGAGGATTTGCGCTTCTACGCAGCTTCCGATCACGCCGTTTCGCTGGCCCAGGAGCGCGATAAGACCTGCGCCGGCGTCGTCGGCGTCGACAAGGATCAGAACCTATGGGTGATGCCGAAACTGGTCTGGGGACGCTACTCCACCGATCAGGTGGTCGAGCGCATGATCGACCTCATGGCCGACTACAAGCCGCTGTATTGGTGGGCGGAAAAAGGACATATATCAAAATCTATCGGCCCGTTTTTGCGAAAGCGCATGCTCGAAAGATCGACTTTTTGCAGCGTCGTGGAGGTTACTCCCACCCACGATAAGAAGACCCGCGCGCAGGCGATAAACGGTCGCATGGCGATGCGCATGGTCTATTTCCCGAGCTTCGCCCCATGGTGGGCCGACGCCCGCGACGAGCTGCTCAAATTCCCTTATGGCACACACGACGATTTTGTCGATTTCCTCGCTTGGATCGGTCTTGGCCTGGGAATTTTCGCTCCCAACAAGAAGCCCAAGCCGGCGGCCAAGGGTCCGCAGCCGGGAACCCTCGGCTGGGTGAAAAAGTCTTCGCGCGAGGACCGCAAACGGGTTGCTGTCCCTGGAGGTTGGTAGATGGCAACGGGCGGTTTTCCTCCTCCTCCGGGCGTGCCGAGCGGGTCCGGACCCCTGCCGCCGGTCGATCCGCAGCCGGGCTTGTTTCCCCCGAAAACTCCTCCCACTCCAACGGGGAAGATCATTCCGCGCAAGGCCCCCGAACTCGACGAGAAGCGCAAAGCCCTCGTCAAGAAGCGGATCGACGACGTCAAGGCGGCGAGGAAGCATTGGGAGCCGGCTTTCCGGCAAATGATCCGCGATCAAAAATTCTGCGCCGGCCATCAGTGGGAGGAAGAGAGCAAGGCGGCAGCGTTCAACGATAGCTTCGATGACAGGTATGTCGCCAACGTCACGCTCAGGCATATCAAGCAGAGGACCGCGGCGCTCTACGCCAAGAACCCGAAGGCCTCGGCCAAGCCGCGGCCGAAGCTTTATGCCACCGTCTGGGACGGCAAGGTCGAGAGTTTTCAGACCGCGCAGAAAGTCCTCCAGCAGGCTCAGGCCCGCCAGGAGATGATGCAGAAGCTGGTTCTCGGCGCGGGTCTTGGCGCTGCCGCCTCGAAGCTCGGTTTGGGCGGCATGGTGCCGGGAGCCGGCGGCGGTGCTTCACCCTTGGCGACGTTGACCGGACAACCAGAATATTCCTGGCAGGTGCCACCGAAAGGGCTTCCGCCGGGCGCTCCCGGCATGAGTGGAAACGGCGGCGGGGCTTCATCCAGCCTCCCGCCGCCGGGGCCGCCGGGCAACGGTGAAACTTCCCCAGCAATGCCCGGCGGTCCACCTCCTGGACCCGGCGGAGGACCGCCGGCGGCGGGTCCGCCCGGCGCACCCGGCGGCATCATGGGAAGCATCGCGCAGATGGCCGGTCAGGCCGGCATCGGCATGCCGATGGGGCCGTCGCCGGAGGAACTCCAGCAGGCCCAGGCGATCGTTGATGACGTTCAGCAGATCAAGGCGCAGGTCGACCAGATCAACAAGATCGCCAGAACCCTTGAAATTCTCTACCAGTACGAAGTCAGCCAGCAGCAACAGAGCTTCAAGAGCCGCATGAAGATGACCGTGCGGCGCGCGACGACGAGCGGCGTCGGCTGGGTAAAAGTCGGCTTCCAGCGGGTGATGGGAAGGTCGCCTGATCTCGACAGCAAGCTCGCCGACGTCCAGCAGCAGCTCGCTTTGATCGAGCAGGTGTCGGCCGACATGGCCGACAACGAAATCCAGCCCGACGCGCCTGAAGTCGAGCAGATGCGATTGGTGATCGCCGATTTGGCCGCCCAGCAGGACGTCGTCGTGCGCGAAGGCCTCCTGTTCACATGGCCGAAGAGCACCGCCATCATTCCCGACAAGAATTGCACGGCTCTGCGCAGCTTTCTCGGCTGCAATTGGGTCGCCGAGGAATACTGCCTGACCGAGGACGAGATCGAGCAGACTTATGGAGTGGACGTCGGCGGCGCTGCCACGCAGTACCGGACGATCGACGGCACGACTGATTTCGGCCAAGTCGAGGAGCTGGGCGGACGGCCGAGCGGCGATGCCAACAACCCGTCGAAGATGCTGGTCTGGGAAATTTACGACAAGACCGACGGCCTGGTTTACGTCGCCTGCGACGGCTACTCGGATTTTCTACGCGAGCCGGCGTCGCCGGAATTCTACACCGACGCTTTCTGGCCGTGGTTTCCGACCATGTTCAACGAAACCGAGGGGAAAGTCTTCCCGCCGTCGGACGTCACGCTGATCCGCTCGATGCAGCTTGAGCTGAACCGCTCACGCCAAGGCCTCCGGGAACACCGTTTTGCCAACCGGCCGAAGACGGCCTACTCCGAGGGCATCCTCTCCGAGGAAGACATCGAGACGCTCAGAAACCCGCCGGTCAACGCCCTTGTCGCCGTCGCCGGCCTTCAGCCGGGGCAAGATATCAATCAGGTTTTGCAAGCGATCAAGGGAGTGCCGGTTGATCCCAACATCTATGCCACGCAGGAAGTCTTCCAAGATTTCCTACGAGTGGTCGGCGACCAGTCGGCTGACCTTGGACCGACAGCAGGCGCAACAGCTACTGAGTCAAATATCGCAGCTCAAGCCAAGGCAACGGCGACTGGCTCCGAAATCGATGACATCGACGATACTCTTTCAGCGATGGCTCAGGCGGCGGGCCAAATCCTCCTCTTGAACGTCTCCGAGGAGACTGTTCTCCAGATCGTTGGACCCGGCGCGATCTGGCCGAGCCTGACCAAAGGCGACGTTGCCAGGAACCTGGTTCTCGACATCGAAGCCGGCTCGTCGGGAAGGCCCGATCAAGCACGCGAGCTTCAGAACTTCGAGAGATTAGCGCCGATCCTCATGCAGATACCCGGCATCACGCCGGCGTTCATGGCGAAGCAGGCGATCTCTCGGATGGACGACAGCATCAGTCTCGACGACGCAATTTCGGCCGGCATGCCAAGCATACTCGCGCAGAATGGCATGCAGCCGGGAGCCTCGGCGGACCCGAGCGGCGGTCCCGACCCGAATGCGCAGGGTCCACAAGGATCGTCCAATGCTCCGGGTCCGCCGTCGCCAAAATCGTCGGCTCCCACCCCGATGAACTCGGCTCCGCCGGGTCCGCCTTCCGCTTTGAATTAGTTTGGAGTAAGAGTTCGATCCGTGGCCGAAGACAATACCCCTCTCGACAGCCAACCATCTTCGGACACAACGGCGTCTGCTCAGCCCCCTGCGGCAGACGCCGCGTCCCCCGTCGGGACCAGTCAAACGACGGAAACTTCGGGGGCAGAACCGGGAAAGAAGCCGAGCCTACTCGACGCCGTCCTCAAGGTTGTCCCAGCCGACACCGAAGGCGACGTCTTGGCTGCGAAGCCGACCGACGTTCCCACGTCACCCGCCGTCGATGAAGGAGATCAGGCCGACCAGGGGCCAGAAGGCAACGAGCTTACCGAGGCTGACGCGGCCAACATGGGGCCGTCGGCGGCGAAGAAATTCAAAGTCCTTCTTCGCCAGCGGGGCGAGCTACGCGAGCACATCGCGGCGCTCCAGCAACCCGCCGAGATCGGTGGGCAGCTCGCAAACTTCGCACGCGAAAACGACTTGTCGTCGGATGACATCGTCAAGGCCGTGAGCCTTGCCGCCGCCGTCCGGATCGGCGACTGGCAGGGTTTCTACCAGCAAGTCG